TGGCCGAAAAGAGCCGCGTCTTGTGCACAGGCACCCGTCGTACCCGCCGAGATCGTGGACGCCTATGCGGCCGATGAGGTCCAGTGCTGCCTTACCGTTCATCGGCCGTCCCCTTGGTGTCGGTGTCCGTCCCCTTGCTCTCCCCGATCAGCGTGTTGATCTGGGCAACGGCGGCGCGGCGTCGGCACTCCAGGCACTCCCTGGTGCAATCATCGCAGCCAACGTCCGCATCAAGGCAAAAGCCGTCGAAGCACTCGAACACGAAGCCGTCGCCGCCGCAGTACCAGCATTCGCCGTCGTCGTAGTCGTCGTAGTCGGTCAAATGCTCGGAAGGATCGGTCATAACAGCCACCAACCGACCAGAACGCCGGCGCCGAACATGACGACGGCCATGACGATTGCGGCGATGACGGCAGGCCAGATTGCCCACCAGCCGCTATAGCTGAACGCGCTGCTATCCATCGACGTATCCTTTCCCGCTGCAAGTTGGGCAGACTTTCTCGCCGTCCCAATCGGCATTCCCACAGACGATGGCGAGTCTGGTCGCGTCATCGACCCCGAGACGACGCCCCGCCCCCGCCAGGACAAGGGGGAGAATGGCGTCTAGGATGGCGTCGGCCGTTGCGTCGTTGATGAACACTTCGGTCCACGCGGCTGCGACTACCGCCGTTCTCAGTGCGTCTCTGCTCGGGATGTCACTCATCGCTCGTCCCCTTCCCGGTTATGCCGGCGGCGCGGGCGGGAGTCCCTCGCCATGTGTGACCGTGGATGCATTCGCGCACCACTTCGCTGCCGTCTCTTGAGAAATGGGCTAGGGCATACATAGCCCCACATTTGGGGCAATGGAGATTAGTCGCCGTCGCCGGCACGGGATCAGTGTCTCGTGCCGGCTGGTCGAGGAAGCCCCCGACTTCGAACTGGTGCTCCGTCTTGCTGAAGGTGTTATCGGGACCACCTCCTTCCTTGGCTTCGGGATCGGTGAGGGCGAGCAGCCTGTCGCGGATTTCGATGATGAAGTTGTCGTGTAAATCGATCATCGGCTGCGACCGCTGGAATGCCGCGACGCGGGCATGTATGCGAACAATCTCATCTCGTAGTTCGGCAAGGGCGGCCTCGGCCTGCTCGGCGCAGCCTTTCCACACCTGTTTGCGGGCCTGCCATTGCCGCGCGTGTTCTATCGCCTCATCCCTCTCCCGTTCCAGTTCGGCGATGCGGGCGTCTCGCGGGTCCGGCTCTGCCTTGGCCTCGCGGGCGTCGAGGATGGCGTTGACGAGGGCTTCGATGGCCTTGACCGTGCGCTCTCTTCCTGTAGGTGAAAGCCCCCAATTCACTTGCAGTCGGACATTCAGCGCTTCACGCGCCTTTTCGAGTGCGTCACTCATCTCTGTTCCTCCGGCTGTGCGAGGGCGGCTGGAAATAGGCTACGAGCGAGAGCGATACGTCGCTGCCAGATATCACGAATGCGATCTATATCCCCCGCAGCGAGGGCATCGACCCAACCTTCTGCGAGTGCTGCCTCGAAGCACCCGTCAGCCTCGACCAGCGCCTCCACCAGCCGCTTGTTCCGGGCCCGCTCCCTCACGTATGCGCCTTGGTACGTCTCGCCGGGGCCCTCAAAAGGGTCGGGCTTCTGCCCACCCTCCATCTCGATGGTGTAGACGTTCGGCACGATGCGCCACAGGGCCGCCTCGGCTTGGTCGGCACGGTCCCGCTCTGCGGAGAGCAAAGCAAGGGCGCGGTCGAGGTCGCGGAGGACGGCGAGAAACTTTATGCGGGTGTAGTCGCCTACGCCGGGGCCGTTTATGTTGATGTCGTTCTTTAGAGCCCAAACGTAAGAGCGCCGTTCTTCCGCCGTCGTCTCCCACTCCCCGACCGGAGCCGCGATCAGTTCATCGGTGGGGGTCATGGGCGGGGTTCCTCAGCGGGTGAATTATCGCGTATCGCCTTGCGCGCGGCCGGGATCGCGGACAGAAGTTTCTTCCGGTACCCGCGCCGTTTCGCGGCGTTGCCGTTGTTCCAATCTTCCCCGAACGAAAGTCCGTAAGCTGCATCGACCAGGCGCTGCAGGCTGCGGAAGTCCTTTCGACTCATTGTGACCGTGCGGTTCATCCCCCTACGTCTCCTCTTCTGGTGTGTGGTCGGTCGGTGGGGAGGGGANNGCCATGACCGACTGGCGCCGCCATGTTCCACCCTATGTCGAACCCGTCTGCCGCAATGCCGGGATGGCGAATGCAGGCTTGAACACCGTTCCAGCATTCAAGGTCAGGACGGCCAGGGCGCAGGATGGGGTAAATGTCGCTGCGAAAGACGGCCCATATGGGCGTCCCATCCTTCGGCGCGGTCTCTATCGGCATCCAGCCGTCTCCGGGGGAGACGGGAGGGAGGGCGCGGATGGCATAGGCGATGCGGATTGCAATGCTGCGTAGCGGCGCACGGCGGGCGGCTCGACAAGCGTCCTCGGCGCGTTCCGCCGCCCTCTCCCGCATGCTCTCTTCCCCCCGCCTGTAGGCCGCATCGAGGGCGGAGGCGTCTCCGGGAACCAGAGCCGACAGGATGCGCTTCTCGTAGTCGGCTTGAGCGGCCGCGTGGCACGACGCCTCGTCTCTTGCCTCAAAGGACCAATATTCGTCAGCAGATTTCAGGGTTACAAACCAACGATCTTGCGCGTCGTAAGGTGTCCAGACCCTATAGGTGCCGACAATCGTCTCGGCTCTCGTGAGAGTGTTCGCCTCTGGCGGCTTCTTCCACTCCAGCGGCTTCACCCCACGCACGGCCGCCGCGTCGAGGGCGGCAGCGATGGCGTCGCGCCGCAGATCAAACCCGCCCGTCATCTCGGCGAGAGAACTTGCCAGTTCCGTGTGGTCCGTCATGGGAGAACCTCAACGACTCGAATCGCCAACGAAGCCGTCTTTCCAGACCAATTTCGACTCCTCGCACAGGATGGCGTTGAGCATGCAACTCTCGTCCCAGCCGCGCTCATTGCCGTACTTGTCCTTGGTGGTCTTGCCGCAGGCTCCGCAGACCCAGACCATACCTTCCGGCGCGATGTTGTCCGTCCGACCGTCCGCCGTATCTTGTGCTGTCATCGTCATGCTGCCTCCAGTTTCCGCTCGTCATGGAAGGTGACGCCGTGCTCGGCGCCCCACGAAAGGATGAGTTCGATGAGATCGGTCATCTCTCCCTTGCTCAGGTCGCTCGACCGATAGCCGATGGGGACGAAGCCCTGTCCGTCGAGGGACGGCAGGAACTTCAACTCCCGGCCCAGCGCGTGCATGAACAGGTCTTTCCAGGCTTCGGGGCCGTACTTCCGCCCGCCATGCTCGACCTGCTTCGACACATCGGTTAGGAGCGACCACATCAACGAATTCTGAGGGATGCTGCGCCTGGCGCGCTTCCACTCGACGCGCGTTCCCGGTGGCGCTCGCAAGCACCACTGAGCCGCTTTCTGGCGGTCGGCTTCCGTGTGCAGGGCGAGGGCGGCGCGGTCGCTCATGCCGCCACCCTCATCTCCGCAAGTGCCAGCATCTTGTCATCAACCTCGGCAAGGAAGTCGATTACCGCCGCCTCCAACTGCGCAATCAGCGGGCCGTCACGCTCGACGCGCTGAACGAACACCCTGAGGTCTTCCGGCATCCGCGGATCGAAGCTGACGAAATCGCACCATTCCCGGTCGATGCAGGCCATCTGCCACTGCATCTGCGTGACGTACTTTTCCGGCACGCGCCGACCGAGAATCGTGTCAATGTGGGTTGCCGTGTTTGGGCACTTGATCTCGACTAGCCCGGACTTCCCGACCAGCCCATCCGGGGACGCCCCGGCCATCGCGATTGTCGGGTGGACGACGAACCCGACTTCCACCACGTCAGCATCGCGAAGGAAAGCGTATTCCGCCCGCGCTTGCGGCTCCATCTCGGTGCCCCATTGCATCGCGGCGTTCGTGTATGACTCGGCAGGGACGCCGGTCAGGCGTTCCGCGATGAGCTGTGCCGCATAGTTGGCGCGGCTCGCGCCCCACCCCGTTTTGGTCCGGGCGACCACATCGGCAACACGCGACGCTGTGACCTTACCAAGCCGGGCGTGGAACCATTCTGGAGATCCCTGGATCATTCCGCTGCGTCCTGCACTTCGGTGGCCCGCGCTTGTTCGATCTTGATCGCCAGCTTGCGGACGGCCTCCTTAAAGCGGGCGACCGGCAAATCCTCGACGTGCTCGATCCCGAACGTCTTGAGGAACTTCGGCAGGTCCGCATTGGCGTCCATGATCTTGCGCTTGATCTCGGCCGCCTGTTCACCGTCGATGGTGCCCGTCACCGTCTCGACGGTCTGCAACGCCTGTCGGGTGTTGCCGCCGCTCACGGCGTTTCCGTCGTCGTCCTCGCTCGCCAGCCCGATCATTGACATGAGGGCGTAGCGGCGCCCGTAGGTGGCAGCAGAGCCGAGCCCTTGCGCGTCGAAGCGCGGCGTCGGTACCATCAACGTCTCGCGGATGCTCTGCCCGCTGGCGTGGAAAAGCACCGTCTCGACCTCAATGCCACCTTGCACCGTCCGCAGCCCCTGAACCACGGACAGGCCGTTAACCGCGAATGGCTCTCGCATGGCGTCTCGCACACTGGCGAGGTCCGCATATTTGCTCTTGAAATGCGGGTTGACGTTGCCCTTGGTGGCGGACTCCATTGCGCCCTGTGCTTTGGCGAGAGCGGCGGCGAGTTCCGCGATTTCCGAGCTGATAATCATTCTCTTATCTCCACTGTCCAAATCGCCGCCGCTTCTCGACGGCTCCAACGTGTTTCGACCGGATGCTGTAGACGCGGCTCTTTTCGGCCACGTCCTCGGCGTTCTTCTCCGGCAGGCACCAGTCGCAGGTGATGTCCAGGTTGTTCTCCCGGTTCGCCCCGCCGTTGATGAGGGCCTTGACGTGCTCAAGGGTCCAATGGTCGCCGGGGCGGAGCTTGCGCCTGCAGCGATGGCACCGGCCGCCCTTGGCATCGAAGACGCGGACGCGGACCCGAGGCGGGGCCTTCTCGTCGGCGTCTTTGCCAACCCACTCTTCGACGGCGCGGGGCATGGCCTAGACCTCGTTCCTCGCCCAAAACTCGTCCCACATGTCCGCCTCCAAGGCCTTCGTCGCCGTCTCCCATTCACCGTACAGGGGGCTGTAGAGGACGACGGGATTTTCCATGGATGCCCGATAGTGCCGGATGTCCTTGACCATCTGCCGGATGCGAGACCGGGCTGCGGCCCGCGTGACGATGCGATACATGTCGGCGTCGAGAGCGGCGGGGGAGTGGCCGAACAGGCGGGGAGCGGGGACGTTCAAGACGGCCTCCCGGCGAGGCCGCAGTAGCCAGCCTCGGTCTCAGCGGACTCTATCGACCGCGGGAGCGCCCAGCGCCAAGCCATGCAGCCGGAACCGATGCAGGGCGATATAGTCCCGTTCAAGAACCTGTTCCCGGACGCCATGGCCTTGTACTGGGGCGGGAGGCCTTGGGTGGTCTCGGAGACTGCCACCACGGCCCGCGCAAACGGGCACCACTTGCCCTTCGCTTCGTCTTCGGTGTAGCTGTTCATCACTGCCTCCCCATGGGGCCTGAAATCCCCTCAAGCCGGTCACAGAGGGCGATGACTTCCCGAGCCGCGCTACGGGCCGCCATGCGCTGCTCGCCGTCAGCCGGATAGGCCATCAGCACTTCACCGGCTCGTTTGATTTCGGACGCCGCGTCGCAGATGTCCCCGGCAAGGTCGAGCGCATCTCGGGATGCATGCCAGACAGAGGCGGCTGGACGGAGGACGGACCCGCTCATGTCTCGTCTCCGGGGATGAGGGTGAGGTCGGAAACCGTCTCGACCACTAGGCCGCCGGGACCGGGGAACCATCGGACCAAGGCGTCGGCGCCGTCCGTCCATTCGATGGTTCCCTTGGGTGGGGTGATGAACGGGGAATCCATTGTGCGCACCCTGTCCCCCACCTTGATCACCCTGGGGAGGCGGCGGCCGGCGAGAAGGACGTGGGCGGGGATGAGGTTGAGTTGATACCCACCACCAGCACCGTCGGGTCTGACCTGGAAACGATGGTCCAAGATATCATCAGGGGCAGCGATCACCTCCACCGTGATCTTCTCGAACCGATCCCCGACCGTGATGTCGTCGCTCATCCCTGTCTCTCCTCGGCTGGTGATGTTGGGGGTTAGTCGGTGTGGCAGACGACGCCGAAACGGCCGTCCTTGACCCAAGCGTCCCTGCCGCCAAAGTACGGGTGGTAGAACCGCTCCTTGACATCCTCGACGGTCACATCGGC